ATGAACCACTTCTATAAGATGTGGGAAGATGCTAGGAATGGTAAGAATGGATATGTTACGAATGAAGTACATTGGTCTCAAGTTCCAGGTAGAGATGCTAAATGGAAAGAGGAGACATTAAAGAACACATCTAAGAGACAGTTCGCACAGGAGTTTGAATGCGACTTCCTTGGATCTGCTGATACTCTCATCTCTCCATCTAAATTACAAGCAATACCATTTGAGGATCCAATTACAAGCAATGCAGGACTTGACGTATACAAGAGAGCTGAAGAAGGTCACGAATATATTATTACTGTGGACGTTGCCAGAGGTATCGGTGGCGACTACAGTGCTTTCATCGTGTTTGATATTACCACACTACCGTATCAAATCGTGGCAAAGTACCGAGATAATGAAATTAAACCTATTATGTTTCCGTCCGTTATCTTAAGGGTAGCAAAGGAATATAGATTTCCTTATATCTTAGTAGAGGTAAATGATATAGGAGATAGTATAGCAGCAACATTAAACTATGATCTTGAGTATCCTAACGTACTCATGTGTGCTATGAGAGGTAGAGCTGGACAGGTTGTGGGACAAGGGTTCTCAGGTAACAAGACACAGTTAGGTGTTAAGATGAGTATTACAGTTAAGAAACAAGGATGCTCAAACCTTAAAGCAATTATAGAAGATGATAAATTAACATTTAAAGACTTTGATATATTAAGAGAACTTACAACATTTATTCAAAGAAAACAGTGTTGGGAAGCAGATGATGGGTATCATGATGATCTAGTAATGTGTATGGTTCTTTTCTCTTGGTTAGTCATGCAGGACTATTTCAAAGAGATGACAGATCAAGATGTTAGACGAAGAATATATGAAGAACAAAGGAATCAGATAGAGCAAGACATGGCTCCTTTTGGGTTTGTTGATGATGGTTTAGGTGATGATACATTTATAGATGGTGAGGGAAACCTTTGGGAATACGGGAGTTCTGAGGTTGACGTAGAATATATGTGGAATTACTAGGGGGATTGTAAGACCCCTAAAGGTTTTATATCGCTGACTTTCTGGAAATTCTAAATACTTACAGATAAATTTGGAATTATCAGAGGAGAAAAACATGGCAAGTCAAGTCTCGCCTGGTGTAGTTCTTAGAGAACGTGACCTAACGAACGCAACAATCGTAGGAGATTCAGCTCTTACTGCTGCATTTAGTTCTACGTTTCAAAAAGGACCAATCGGTCAGATCATAAGCATCTCTGATCAGAAGGCACTAGTCAATACATTTGGAACACCAAATGATTCTAATGCTGAAGATTGGTTAGTTGCATCAGAATTTTTAGGTTATGGTGGTAGACTCGCCGTAGTTCGTGCTGAAACTGGAGTCCTTAATGCTGCTTCAGAAGGTGGTGGTGTTCTTATTAAGAATGACCAAGACTGGACTGCTGGAGTTGGTGCTGCAAAAGTATTCGCTGCAAGAACTGCTGGTACATGGGGCAACTCAGTAACAACAGTTGCTGTAGACCGTGGTGCTGATCAGATTCTTACACTCGCCTCTGCTCCTGCTACAACTACTGCTAACACTGCATTCACTACTGTAGCTGGTAAGTCAGGTAGAATTTATTCTTGGGATGCTGCTACAAGTGCATTGTCAGTCATCCTTGATGTTCCAACATCACTGATAACATCAGGAGATATATTTGATGAGCCTGGAGACGGAGTTGTTACAGCGATAACAGCAAATGCTTATCCAAATGGTGTTGGATCTCAGAATGGATCACACACAAATAAGTCAACCACTACTAGTGGTTCTGGAACAGGATTAACTCTTGATGTCCAAATTGATGTTGGTGGTAATGTAACTGGAGTAACAATCAATAACGGTGGTACAGGATATTCTGCTAATGATACAGTAACAGTTGCTGCTGCTGATCTAGGTACTGGTGCTACTGATCCTTTAACATTAACAATCAATACTGTAAGTAATGACAACATTAACATTACAGATACTAAAGATTGGTACACAAATACAACTATTGGATCAACAGGTTTAAAACTTGCTGCAATTGGTCCTCGTCCTGGTACTTCTGAGTTTGCTTCTTCCCGTGGCATCTCATTTGACGAGATTCACGTTGCAGTTATTGATACAACTGGAGATGTTTCTGGTGCTGCTAATACAATCTTAGAAAGGTTTACATATCTTTCCAAGTTATCTGATGGTAAGAGTGCTGAAGGTGCTTCTACTTTCTACAAAGATATTATTAACGAAGAGTCACAATACATTTTCCACGGTGGTGATTTAGCAAATACTATTGAACCAACAAGTGCTGGTAATGGTAAGAGCATTGGTGTTGCATCAACTACACTCGCAAGTGGAGATAAGTTCCTTTTAGTTGCTAAGAACGAAAGTGATCTTGCTGGCGGTACTGATGACTATACTTACACTGCTGGTGAAGTTAACGGTGGATATGATTTATTCTTAGATACAGAAGAAACAGAAGTTGATTTCGTTCTTGCTGGTGGATCATTTGGTACAGAATCAGATACACTTTCTAAAGCACAGAAAGCAGTTGCAATTGCATCTGCACGTAAAGATTGTATAGCATTTGTTTCTCCTTACAAGGGTAATCAAATTGGAACTGGAGGAACTGCTCTTTCCAATTCACAACAAAGAACAAATACTCTAAACTTCTTTAACAACATTACATCATCATCATTTGCAGTTCTTGATAGTGGATACAAGTACATGTATGACCGCTTCAACGATAAGTATCGTTGGGTTGCAACCAATGGAGACATTGCTGGATTATGTGTTAACACTTCAACAACTATCGCAGATTGGATTTCACCTGCTGGTATGTCACGTGGTGGAGTTCGTAACGTAGTTAAGTTAGCATACAATCCTAACAAAGCAGATAGAGACGAACTTTATCAGAATAGAATTAACCCAGTGGTTAGTTTCCCTGGATCTGGTTCTGTACTCTTTGGTGACAAGACTGCTCTTGCTTCACCATCTGCATTTGATAGAATTAATGTTCGCCGTCTCTTCCTCAACATTGAGAAGAGAGTTGGTAATCTTGGTAAGGCAGTTCTATTTGAACTCAATGACGAAGTTACTCGTTCAGGGTTCTTATCAAACATCAATGGATATCTTAACGATATCGTTGCACAGCAGGGCATCACAGACTTCTTGGTTGTTTGCGATGAGTCAAACAATACACCAGATGTTATTGATCGTAACGAATTTGTTGCGGAACTCTTCATCAAACCTGCACGTTCTATTAACTACGTAACAGTTACATTTACTGCTACTAGAACTGGTGTTTCGTTCGCTGAAGTCATCGGACGCTAATTTGTTAAATATATAAAAGAAGAGGACATTTAAAACAATGGCAATTACAAGCAACGTATCCAGCTTTTTGCAAGTAGTAAAGCAAGGTGTCAGACCCAATATGTTTCAGGTGGACATTTCGTTCCCTGATACAGTTGATGCTGATGGATCATTAGTATCTTATATGTGTAAGTCTGCTGTACTACCAGCAGCAAACATCGGTGTAATTGAAGTTCCTTTCAGAGGAAGAACAGTTAAGATCGCTGGTGACAGAACATTTGATAACTGGTCAGCAACATTTATCAATGACAAAGAGATGAAGTCTCGTGCTTACTTTGAGTCATGGTTAAATCAAATCAATTCACATAAAGCAAATACTGCTAATGAAATTGATCCAACCAGTTATGGTCGCAGTGTTGTTATTAGACAACTTGAGAAAGACAGCTCTGTAAATGGAGATGAATTAAGATCTTATAAGTTGTGGTATGCATTCCCAATAAGCACTTCTGCTATTGATCTTGCATATGATAGTAACGATCAGATTGAAGAGTTTACTGTTGAATTTCAATATTCTTACTGGACTGTTGGAGATGATAGCGACACTACTGCTGGAGATAGCGGAATTAACATCCTATAAATAGCAGTAGGAAACACTCGGTTTAATTAGTAATGGGTCAGTTATTTGGCTTTCAAATTAATCGCAAGTCTGAAAAGAAAGGACAATCACCTGTTCCACCTCTTGCAGATGAACCAGTCTCTATTGCAGCTGGCGGTTACTTTGGAACATATGTAGATACAGATGCCACCGCAAGGAATGAGTATGAGCTAATCCGTAGATACAGGGATATGGCTCTTCATCCAGAGGTGGATTCTGCTGTTGATGAAATTGTGAATGAGTTTGTTGTTAGTGATAATAACGACTCTTGTGTGGACATCAATCTAGAAAATTTAGATATCGGAACTGGTGTCAAGAAAAAAGTTAGAGATGAGTTTGAGTATATCAAAAGATTATTGAATTTTGATAACCGTGCTCATGAAATTATTCGTTCGTGGTATATTGACGGACGAATTTTTTATCATAAAGTAATAGATTTAGATAGACCCAAAGACGGTATTCTTGAGTTGAGATATGTTGACGCACTCAAGATGCGTAA